CTGCTTAGTCTGGCGATCACGGTAGTTTGAGTAGTTTAGTAGGTAAAACCCACCGTCTACGCGAGCCACCCGCTCGCCAGATGTGCCGTCTCGACTTTCGTCGTCTGGTCCCATCAAGAGCTCGAGCGCCTCCCGGCACTCAGCAAGAGTAACATTGGCAGCTCGTGCCAACCCGCTAACGCTAGCCTCGACAACGCCGTCAGCGTTAGCCATTGCAAGCATGCTAACCCACACCACTCGAACGTGGTGAGGCTCAGACCAGACGCTGCTATGCAGTATCGCCTGATGTAGTTTTGTAAATCCCGCCATGCTTGGATCCGATACTACGGTCGACGAAAAGTCAACATGCAATCCACACGCTTTGCTTAGCAAAAGGTCGGAGAGTTCGTAGCAAGCAGTCTACGAACCAACACCGCTCGTGGGTGTAGGCAAAAAAAAGCCTTGCGCTAACTTGAAACCCCTCTTTGGTCCCTAGCGCAAGGCTTTTAACGCAACAGGTGATGCGGCCTGTGCGCAATGTAAGATAACGCAAAAGCCAGCAGCAGCGCTGCACGCAACAGGTGCGCGATCAGGCTCGCTGTTGCTGGCTATAGAAGCGGGAAAGGGAAGGGATTTTAGCCGCGCGCCCGCTACTGGCTTTCGCCTCATTAAAGTAAGCAACTCATTGGCTAGATCAATAGCCGCTGCCTTTCTTCCCAGCTTTCTTAACCATCTTCTTTGCTGCCTTCTTCACTGTTTTTTTTGCTGCCTTCTTCATCGTCTTTTTGTGCATAGCTTTACCTCAATTATTTGCCTTGAATCAAACCCCGGAATACGTCCTCGGCATCTTGAGGATCTGCCGTTCCGGTCAGCAGATCTGTGCCATATTGAATTTGGCGGCCAGCAAACGCCGGCAGCATAGCCGCGTCTCGGCCAAGAAGCGTAGCTGTGAGCTCTACTGCTGCTCGCAGTTCGGCACCCTTAAACTCGCCTTCTAGTAATTTAAGCGCTGTGTTGGCATTGCGCGCTAGCCAATCAAACGCGCCAGTGCGCGGAGACTCTACGCCTCGACCTCCGTCGAAGGTTGTATCTTCGTCAATCTGACGCATGGCCAAGCCTAGCAGCTTTTCAAATCCACCGCCCACCATCTCGCCAGCAATTGGAATGGCGCCAGCCATAGCCATTCGAGCAGGCTGCAGCACCATTGATTCTAACAGGAAAGCATCCCACGACTCTTCATCGTCGTCCTCAGCTTCGCCTCGCAGCCACTCTGCCAGCGCTGCACCAAACATGAACTCTAGGTAGAACAAGCTAAACATGTTCCAAGCAAATCGACCAGCTCCAGCTAGGCCGGCTTCTTGCTGGAACTGAGCCCAGGAAACTTGGGCCATGTTGTTTTTGTAGGCGAACCAACCAGTAAATTGCGTGAGCATGCGGCCTAGCTCACCGTAGGCGCCCTCGTAACCAGGAGCGTCCAAAATGTCACCGCTACCTAAATTCAAGCGCACCTTTCTATCGGCAAAGGTTGATGCCTGACGAATAGCCTCTTTATCGCTAATGCCGTCTGGCCGGCTTTCAGCTAGCCATTGATCGTGCGCCGCTTTCCACAGCATCCCTTCTAGGATTTGCTGCGTAAAACGTGGTGCCCAGTAACCTACACGGTTGCTCATTTTTTCGCGCAGCATTGCAGGCGTGAAGTCTTCAGCCACAATCTGCTGCGCACCTTTTTGCAACCGACCATGCATCATATTACTATTAGACATGATGTATTCCAAGTCGGCGTAGCGCGCTTTCCACGCTGCGGCAACATACCGCGCCTTAACTCCAAAGCGGGTAGTCAGGGCACCAATCAACGCGAAGTTGTTTTCTGCTGCGTTCCTAATGTGGAACGTAAAAATGATGCTGCCCATACGTTTGCGCAAAGCGCCAATGGCTCTGCTAAACGGTCCCGGCATTGCTGTGTTGGGGTGCAAGCTACCGCTAGAAGCTCGATACATTAAAAGGTCGAGCACGCTGTTGGGACTTCCACCGTATATACCGGGGTCCATCCGTCTTAGTGCTTGGCCAAGCGACAGTCTGTTTGTCTCGTCAAACTGATCAGAAACGTCTGTCGCGTCTAACAAGTCGCGGACCTTTTTGACCGCCGGCACGACGTGAATGTAGCGAACGTGTTCTTGGAACGTTCCCATTAACGTGTGAGGCGCAGGCTTACTTTCTCTGCGACCGTGCCCGCCACGCGTTCTTTTGTAGCTGAGCTCGACAAGTTTAACATCTGGGCCTTTGCCCTCTTTTCGTCTTCTTGCTTTTTGCTAGTTCTGCTTTGCAACGGGTCGTAACGCATCGGCACATAGCCGCCAGCGAACCGAACGTTTTTGCCGTCAATGTTTAGAGTGAACGGACGCGCTTCAACTTCTTTGACGTAGCGACCTTCAACCTCAAACAATGACCGTTGGAATTCCGGCTTCATAGACTCAAACGTGTCCATGACTCCTTGTGCTAGATCGATCACCTGACGACCAATGATCTTGTCTCGCAGCAGCCTATTAACAAAGTTAACGACCGGCTCAATGCTGTAATTGCCGTTGCTATCAGGCTCAGACCACTTGTAGCCGGCCATCATTCGGTTGGCGTTGCTTTGATTGCCAAGGTTGGCAATCATCGTAACGATCTCATGAACTGCGCCGTTGCCACCTTCTCGGGTCTTGCCAAATACGTATCCGCCTAATTCTGGCGCTACGATTTCTTTGGGGGTCGTCTCTGATTGTTCGAGCGACGTGACCTCCTCCATCAAATTTTGCAAGTCTTCGTAATACTTGACTAGGACTACGTCGCTTTTGTCCAGAGCCTCGCGCAATGGCTCATAGAATGCTTGAGCAAACAAACCACCTTCTTTGCCCCCATCTAGGACCATCATTGCTTGCTCGCCGCGTTTCATCTGCGCCCACATTTGCGAAAAGCGCCACATCTTTAGGGTCTTTTCATCAATCTGGCCCTCAAACAAGCTGCTGTCGACCTTGCCAAGATTTTTAAGATTGCCAACCAAACGTGCGGCTACCTCTTCGCGATCCATCCGCTTGCCGGCAATGGTAATTGTTCGACTTGTGCGGGCTCTGTCCCACGCCGTTTCAACTAGGTCCAATGCTTCGGTTAACTTTTCGCCTGTTAGGTCAAGGACATTGTCGATCGCAAACGAATCAAGCGCCGTAATCAAACCTGCGTTAGCCGCGTAAAACTCAGGGTCGTATTCTGCTACTTGACCAATTTGCTGATGGCTTACCTCTGGCTGTGTGCCAAGGCCGATCGCGTTAAGCATCGCACGGCCAAAATAGATGAACCGCATATCTCGGGTCTTAGCCAACTGTGCGTCGCGGCCACGCGCAAAGTTGTCCTCGATACGTCGAATGCGCTGTTCTGCGTTGCGACGTTGCAATGCAGCCTCGCGAACCATTGCGTTGTATAGCAGCTCAGCTCTGAACGCCTGCGCAGCTTTATTCCTGTTGCCTAAACGCATTTGCCGGAACGCTTCACGGCGTGCCCGCATTGCATCGTTTTGGAATTGCGTTGGCTGCATGTCTCGCAGCTTTGTCTTTGATAACTTCTGCCTAGCAACATCCCGCACGGCCTGCAACGTCACGTCCCGAGGTAAAGCTACGCCGGCTACTGACTCCAACTCTTTAAGCACGGTGGCTTGCTTAGCTTCATTGTAGATCGCTTTCTGTACCGATTGGCGCACAGCTTCGGGAGTTGCTAGGCTGCCATATTTATCCAACATCTGTTGTTGAACTTGAGCGTCGATCTCCTCTTTCAACGTCAAGCTATTGCGCAAGTCTTCAACCATCTCCGTTGCGCTTTCGTAGTTAAACAACTCCGCAACAGCCTGCACGTCCATGCCGTCAGGCGATGTCAACGCGCCGCCAAGATCGCGCAAGTTGATCTCCGGCATAAGCTGCCGCAGTTGCTTAGTATTTAGACGGGTATTGTCATCTAGCTGGTCTGTTTCGTTACCGTCCTTGTCAACCAGACGGCCACTGCGCAAGAACTCACGCAATCGATGCACACGTTTTGTTGACAGCTCTTTTGTCGCTTTATCCTTTAGCGATTTGCGAGTTCTTCGCTCTTCCGATTGCACTGCGCTAGTCGCTCGACCAGTAATCTCTTCAAGGATTTCTGCGTCGCTCATCAGTTCGCGCGTCAGCTCATCAATAGCATCGTCGCGAGCCTCTGCCCGCATTTCACTCATCTCGTCTTCAGTATCGTCGCGATCGTCAGCAGGAACTGTGACGTTTTCTTCGTCGTCATCTCGATCGTCAGAAGCCTGAGTCTCTGACGGCATTTGCATGTCTGGGGTGTTAATGCGGTCGATCTCGTTTTGTATGTCTTCTTCGGCAGCAACCATGCTGTCGAACGCTCTTTGAACTCTAGGACTAATCTTGAACAGATCGCGCCCATACAACTCTCGGTAGATCTGATTAATCCGTAGAACGTTGTTGCTGTATACCTTGCGCATCCAGCCAGCAATCCGCTGGAACATGCGCTTCTGGCGACGGGTAGGAGCTTGGCCGTTTTCTAAGTAAACCTCAAAGTTGCGGGCAACAGCTTCATGGTATGGCTCTTGCTCCTGAGTAGTCATTGCATCCCAGGCCGCAAGACGCTCTGCAAGCGTGCCGTTTTCTGGGCCTACTTCCATTGCTTCAAAAAACGCAAGCATGGTTTCTTGCAGCACTGTCGATTGCGGGCCGCTCGGGTTATCTAGCTGACGGCGCAAAGCGTCTAGGCGTAGGTCGAAGAATACGTGCCCAAGTTCGTGATAGATCGTGCTTTCGTTAGAGTCTTCCATCAACTCGATTGTGCGCATGATGCGAGTGCCAATACGGCGCCGCACATACTTGCCACGGCGGACACGCTTTTTCTTGGGGTCGTTGTTTTCTTCTTCTGAAAACAACACCCGATCATTGTCTGGTTGTTGTTTGTCAATCTCTACAGCGAAGTCGTATAGCAGTTCTTCTGTCGCTCCTGGTTCAACCCGCAACACTTGAACTCCTTGCCCTTCCAGTCTGCTGGCCAGCAAGTCGTTTACGCCGTCACTGTCTCTCGGAACAATTGCCCCAGGTATTTCGGCAAAGCTTACAGACCGCAGCGGCTTAGCCTCCATGTAAGCCACGGCGGCATCACGAAGGCGGCGCGACAATTCAATGCTCTGTTGCCACCAATTCTTTTGGTTGAAGATTTCTTGAGCTCCTAACGAACTGGGAATGGTGCCGGCAGCAATGCCTTTAGCCAGCGGAGAGTTTGGATCGAAGCCCTCGCCATAATTAGCGTCTAGCTCACCTATAAAGACAGGAACTTGCTTTTCGTCTAACGCCCTAAACAAAGGCTTAAGGTCTGGCAGCATCTTTGCTTTTGCTTGCTCAGTCGTCGGCTCTTCCTTAAGAGCAACAAGCTTGCTCAAAGCGCGGTTGATTGCGCTTCTTATTTCATCTGTTAGCGCCATGCTTAACTGCCTACGACGAGGCATTGCGCTTTTCCAATCGTCGTAGATGCGCTCCGTCCACGAGGTAATATCTGGCTGCATCGCGCTATGAGCCTGGATGTTTTTTAGCTCACCCAACAAAGACCTCTCGCTCTGCACATCTTGGAGCGATTGCATCTTAGTCTTTTGAGCTCTTGCGCTGCCCATCGAGAAGTGGTCGCCAAACTGCGTAGCATTCTCGATGTTCTGCATCGTCATAGATTCGACGACGTTTGCCAGATTGAATGGTTTAGCAGTCCCGTCAGGCATGATGACTTGCTTAGAGCGCGGTGGCTCTAGACCATCTAGCGTCTTGTTTAGCCAGCTATAAAAGTCGTCACTCTGAGTCTCAATTAACTTATTAAGAGCATTGCCATCAACCGGCGTCTCATTCTGTATGTTTCGAACTGGGCCTTCTAAATCGTGATCAATAACGCCTTGGTAAACAAGCCCATCTTCACCGACCATTTTGATGTAATCTTGGGTCAGCATAAACATCGATTCCAATGTTCTAAAATCTGACTTGTACATCGCCTGTACACCCAAGGTAGTCATAGATGGTGCCGCTAACTTCCAGTCTGATACATTCGAGGTAGTCTGAGCCTTGGTTACTAACGGCTCCAAAATTTGTGGCGTAAGTGGGTTGGCTCCCAACCTTCTTAACCAAGCAGGTTCTTGCACTGGCGGTGGAGCGTTTTGTATTGCATCCTTTAAATCTTGCTGTGCTTTGGGGCTTAGTAGTTCTGTAAAGCGCGCTATCTCGCGATCAAAAGCTGCAAAGACTTCTGACGAGATCTCTTGTCGACTGCGGGGTATGTACCGACCTGTTTCTTCGTCACGGCGTATAACTGCACCATGGCGAATATCTCGCACCAACTGTGGATCGCGCAAAACATTGCCATCATAAAACGGGCTACTTCGCAACGGCACTGCTTGATTATGGTCAAGCAAGTATTTCATCCGAACTTCGGAAGTGCGTGCAACAGCAGCTTTCCATCCATCCCAATCTTTTCGATATACTAGGTTGCGCGCTTGGCGCATCGAAGGGCTCACGCCGCGATCGTGGTGATGATTCATCCCCAGTTTGACTAGCTCACCGTTCAGATCTTCAGTCGGTGTCCAGTTAACCGGTCCTGTAAATCCATTCACAACCTTAGGAAAGGTCGGAGTCCACGCGTCATTACCGAAGACCGGCACTCCAGCTTCAGGGTCGGCCAGATTTTGAGTGCCAATTAGAACGACCTCACCAAACCCAGTGTAAGGATCGTCGGCGTTAGTTACGCCTATGCTAGGAACAGCTAGGCCGCCAAGATCTAGGGCAGCCAAGGCGTCGTATGAGCTCAATCGATGCAGAGCTACGATTGCATCTTCAGGAATATCGCGAGGCTCAGACTCTATTTCTTCGCTGAAGAGCTCAAGTTCGATGTCGTCGTCGGGCGGCCCTTCATCGACACGCTCGCTCGTTCCGTCCTCTGCTGTCGCCTCTCCGGTCCCCTCTCCATCTCCAAAATCTGCGCCTGCAACCCCTTCGCGAATGGACTGTCCATTCCACGGCCCAAGCTCTGTAGGTGCTCCAGGCTGCGCCTGAGGCTGTCCAGCTGCGATCTGTTGTAGTCTGTCATTGTATTGCCCCGCAAAAGCGACCTCAGTAGCATACCACAGCTGGTCCGCAAAAGTTACCCCGCTTAACTGAGACACTCGGTCGGCGACTTCGGCCATCTTTAAGGCTTGCCGGTCAATTTCGGCAGCAACCTCGTCGTCGGTCATTTGGTCCCATTTGAATTCGTCGAGACCGTAGCGGTGGTTGAACTCAGGCACCAACTGGAATCGAACGCCAACTGCCGATCCCATGGCGCCAGTGCGCTCAGCTTCGCCACGGCGTCCGTCGACAATTACCGTGTAAAACTCGACCCCTTCCTTGGCCATGTCAGCCAGCATGCCTTGTAGCTGGTCGATGTCCCCCATCTCCTTAAAGAACACCTCGACGCCAGGGCGGTGCCGCCGAGGGTCGTAGGTTTCGTCTGTGCGCAGAACGCGCGACATAAACACGCTGTCTTGGTTATTGTCTCGACCCTGCGTCAGAACTTCTGACCATAGCTTAGACCAGTCGTAACCTTCGCGCGTGACAATCTCAGCGTCAATGCTGCGCTCCACGCCTCCGTATCGGCCCTCTGTGCTTGCAACTTTAGACGCTAACACTTTGGCATCTGTGTCGCCTTGTAACGCAGCCTTGCGCACGCTGTTGGCTAAGTGCAGCTGATCACCATCAGTCGGCACGTAATCTTCTAGCGCCATCGACAAACCCAATTGAAACCTGTCAGTAGTGCGCACCATTGCGTCTAGCTCGCGACGAGCCTGCAAGCGCGTTTCCTGCAACTCTTCTGTCGACGGCTTTTTGATTATGGCGCGAGCCCTAGTTACGGCCTTGTTGATGTCTTTGATTTCATTGCGCAGCTTGTTGGCTTGCGCCCCTTTAGCTTTGGCACCTCCTAGCTTTTTTAGCTCTTCCCGCAATTTGGCAGTTGCCTCTTTAGCTTCTGCAATCGTTAGCTCAGCTTCTGCTTTTTCTTCATTAGTAGCAGACACAGTAGAGCCCGCTAATTTGCGCAATGCTTTAACGCGCTGCTGGTCTGCGGTGCCAGTAAGATCGGCTTCGTATTCAAACGAACCGCCTTCGCCGGCCACACTGGTCCAGCTATTGACAGTCCAATGTTCCTTTTCAAGGAACCAGACAATCGCCTGCAAGTCGTCGTCTTGCACTCCTGCCAAAACAGGGTCAGCTTTCATCGCACTGTCACTACTGATCAATTTTGCTGCTTTAGCAAAGACATCTTGGCCAAACCCAAATGCGCCTCTGGTTTCTCCCGATGGCAACATTGAACCGGGCACGCCGCTTTCAGCTCTGGACGGAATGCGCAAAGATCCAGCAAGACGGTTAAGCAGTCGAGCAGCCCAAACATCAATTGTTGCACGAGCTCGGAACCCTATTAGGTTTCCACTAAAGTTCACCGCTTTGGGGGCTGTTGTGCCGATGCCCACGTCTGGGTTGGCTTCTTTGACAGTGCGCCACAAACCAAGCAAACCTCGGACAATGTTATGCCCATTAAACCCATACTTCATGCCAGTCTCTTTGACCGGCAGTATGGCTTTGGACAGCTTGCGCGCCGCCGCTACAGCCTTGAATCGCGATTTGTATTCGTCGCTATCTTGCAGCGATTTCTTTGTCATCCCGGTTGCTAACTGCGAACCGATCCACGCTGCAAACGTAGCTTCTTCCTGTTGCAAGTTCTTATCCCAAGCCTCCCACTTAGGCATCAGCTTGTCGAAGTCGCCCTTCGTGGCACGACGTAATACATCAACAGCGTATTTCCAGTTTTCGCGAACAGGAGTGTTTGGAGACGTTGCACCTAGCAAGTCAGCAAACAAGTCGCCAAGTCCTCCAAACTCTCGACGCAACCTAGCGCGCATCTCTCTATACCAGCTCGCCTCTTTGATGATTGCTTTAGCGTTTTCATCACCGGCCTGCGCACGGTTAAAGACTGCCAGAACTTCAACACGCATGAGTTCTGCAAGAACGTCTACCTGCTTAAGATATTCTGGCGTTCCTAGATCAAGACGCTCGTCGTTTTTGTCACGGTGAAACGTGTATGGGATAGCTTCGTAAGTTGGATTGTTTGTCTTTGAATCGAAGTCTTTAAAGACAAGCATTGCCCAGCCGTCTGATCTTGGGTGAGCAATTTTGTGCTGCCTCACTGTCTCAGGCAAATCTTGCGCAGCCTGTTTAAGGTCTTCTTGTTTTTTTAACGCGGCTTCAACTGCCTTGATCTGTTTTTTCAGATCCTTGATTTGCTTCTGTAGCTCCTTGTCTGGCTCAGTGCCTTTTTCAGGCAGCTTTTTTGCAAGCTCTGCTAGCTGGTTGTCTAGCCCTTTCTTGTCATTACTAAGCACGCTTGTTGCAGACTTAGATTTTTTAACTGCCTCGCGCTTTGCTTCTGCAATGCGATCTTTTTCGCCTGCAACGTAAGTCGCTTTAGTGCCTTTTGCGCGTTCTGTGCGTTGCACGTTTAGCTGGTTAAGCCCTGCTTGATCTGCCGCCTCGTCTTCGTCTTGCCCCAGCACAAGTTGGTCAGCGTCTAGGTCGCCTTCTCCGGTTTGCTGCTGCGGATAGTAGCCTGCTTCCTCAATGCTGTCGGCAGAAGTGAACACTTCGTCTGCTCTAACTTCTTTCTCGATGATGACGTAATCGCCATTCATTGGCCCTTCGCCGTGAATTTCTGCGTAGGCTCGATCTAGAGAAACCCAGTCGCCGGGGTTAATCTCAGTGGCGGCAGCAGACTTGGGCACGGCCCGGTATATTGTCACCGGAGCGTCGGGCTTGCCGCGTAACGACTGAACAAGCTTCCAAAGCTTGCCCTGCAGAACGTCGCCAGCCGAACCATAAAACTGCTGCGCGTTCTCGCTGTAGACATCCTCGGGGAAGCTTACCGTCAAGTCATGTAATGGGGCGCCGTGGGTGTCTGGTCCGGGTGGACGATGCTGCATCCTGTATGACGATTCGTCGGATTCGGTGTTTACCTCTTCGCTGTAGAGGAACTCTGACTTGGGCGCGTAGGTCGGGTTCTTAGCCAGCACAAGCTCGCCGATCTGGATAATCTCGTCGGCGGCAATAATTGGCTCGCCACTCTCGCGATCATACCAATAGCCATGTCGCTCTGGGTTCATCCCGACCTGTCGGTAGGCCGGGTCGTCAAACACCTCGACGGCCGCCGCGCGGTTCTCTTCGTTGGTTGCCTTGACGTAGTTACCGTTGAGGACTGCGTAGCTGTTCTTGCTCTTACCCTTTGCAGTCTTAAACCATTCCCTGGTGCCAGAGACGGCGCCTTTGTGCTTCTTGACGCCTTGCCCCATCACCACGTTTGTCAGGCGAATTGTTTTGTTGTAGCCCTGAATAGGTCCACTGCTTGCGCCACCTTTGAACTTGTGAACTGAAACAACATATATGCCCTTGTTTCGGTAGGCAGGGATGTCCAAGCGAGAAGCCGTGCGCTCGCCGTCTGCTAGCTCTGTGTCTCCCCCAATCTGATCCTTTTTATTGGTGCCGTCTTGCTTCGCCTGATTCATTGCCTCGACAACGCGACCGTCAGAAGGCAGCGGCGGCACCGCCGTAAATCGGCGCAACGGCAAGTAGAGATCGACTATCTGATTCCATTGGTCTCGGGTAATCTCACCGCTCTCCAACGCCTGCGCTGCCAGCTTAAGCTTTTCGTGTCGCTTGTTCTTGCCTAGCACCGGCACGCGATACGTGCGACCCATGAACTGCCGCTCGTAATATTGCCCGTTAGCGTCTGTCTTGATTGGCTCGTCCGTCTTTAGCCCGTCAAAGCTGACAGGCTCTTCGGCCATTAAGGTGCGCTCGTCCGGTTCGCTTGGCTGGATCTCCTCAGGCAAGAAGCTCTGCAGCGTCTGCTGCTGCTCAGGAGTCGGCGGGTCACCCAACAACTCTGTTGGCGGCGCATCTTCTTCCGGCGCAGCTTCGGCTGTTTCTTCTGGCTCCTCGTAAACGTTAACGTCTTCGTCCGATTCGACCGTCATGATGACGGGCGGCGTGAACGGCTCGCCAGAAATTTCCTGCGCCTCTTGCTTGGCTTCTGGCGTCAGCTGCTCTGGGTCGGCTCCGGCTTCGCGTCCTGCCAAATACTCTAACGCTAGCACACGCTGTTCCGGCGACGCACCGGCCAGAGCGTCGTCGACTGTTACGCCAGCGGCTACCGATCGCAGCCGGCCTTCGCTGTCAAACTGGCGAAGGTTGTTAGTCAACATCGCGTCAAGACGCTGCTGAATTTCAGGATCTAAAGTAGCTTTGGGTTGTTCAGCTGTGCTGGTCTCTTGCTCTACTGACGGCGTATCGGTTTCTTGCTCTACTTCGGCTCGCGTCTCTGCAGATGCAGAAGCTGCCAAGCTTTCGGCACTTCTTACAGGGGTCACAAGTGGTGCCCCTAGCTCTTCTCGTCGCTGACGCACCGCATCGCGCGCCGCTAACACTGAAGCACGACGACGAAGATATTCCGGCCGGCTTATGTTGCTTGGTTTTTTAGCTGCAATCTGATTGTCTAAATTTGCTAGCACCGCGTCGGCTATATCGACGGTGTCAATGTCGCCCATTGTCATGGCTCGACGAGGCTCTTTTGGACCAGGAACACCTCGCTCGCGAGCGTCTAGCGCCGAAGACATTCGACTTTGCGCTTCTTCTGCGGTCTCTTCTTTTTTGACGAAGATAGGCAACTTTGTGTCAGCGGTAACCGATGGGATCTCAGGTGCTGGTTCAGCGTCAGGATCTGCAGCAGCCGCACGTTTCAAAGCAATAGACGGCAGAGCTCTAGCAGCAGTCTGGCCCGATGCAGTGTTGACTACCTGATAAGCAATCGCGTCAAAGTATTCGTCAAACTCAAGACCTAGATCAACCTCAATAGCATACTGGGCCTGGAGCATGCTCATGTGCATCTCAATCGCCATAGATGCCTCTGCACCTGACAAACCAGTTGCACGAATCATAGCGCTCACAGCTTGACGAACATTGCGCACGCGATCCGCTTTGTCGTTGTGCTGCGTAATCGCCTGATCCATTGCCTCTTGTTCTTCCGGCGTGACTTCTTCGTCAAAGCCTTCTGCTTGCTCTGTCATGCCAGCAGCTTTTCGAACATCTCCGCGCGCTTTCTTAACAGCCTCCTCTCGCTGCTGATACTCTTCAAAACTTAGCGGGTCGTCATCTAAACGCATCGCCGGTTTTAACGCTTCAAACAGAGCCGGACGCGTCGCTAGTTCGGTCTTTACTTTGCCTATTGGAATGACAACATCGACCGTGTCGCCAAGCATTTGTTCAAGCTCTTCAGCTTGATCCATCTCCGAAATGATTTCTCTAGCATCTTTCTCTGAGATGCCTGCCTGCTTCAGTTTTTCGCGCAACGCGTAGAGCGGTATTTTGACTAGCTCGGCGCCACTGTCTTTAACCACTTGTTGCATCCAACGCTGAAATTCGTCTGGATCTCTTTTGGCCAACTCTGCAGGAGCACTTGCAATCTTTGTAAGCAGCTCTTGCGTTTGCTTGACCGTTGATTTTTCCCTTAGTCGCATTCGCACAGCTCGGTATGTACCGGCAGTGCCACCAATCACAGTCATGCCCTGAGCTACTTCTGAAATGGTCTGCCAAGTTTCTTGGCCAACAGCTGCCCAGCCGCCTTCGCTAAAACGAGATTCCTTGTCACCTCGTGCTAAATTTTCCCAGAACATCTCGTTCCAGGTTTGCCCAGTTTCTGTGCTCGTCTCAGTTACAACAGCCCCAGTGACGTGTTTGACAATTTGCTTACCAGTGTCTCCAATGGTCATCGCGTCCAACGGATTGCGACTTGTAGCCTTGCGCATCAACTCCCCTACCCGAGTATTCTTGGCCAGCTTTGCAACTGCTTTTGCACCAACATAGTCGAGCACCATATTGCCAATGCCTACGCCAATCATGCTAGCCCGAATACGGCGCATGTCGTAACCACGGTCGTGCATGTCGACGGCAGCTAGGCCGCTGTTGACCATGAACGAGTTAGCCAGATATCCTGATTTGACGCCGTAGCCAAACCCAGCTATAGCGCCCGGAACAGCACCAATGCCGCCAGCTACAGCTCCGACTCCTGCTCCGATTCCTGCCCCAGCTGCTCCGTATCCTAACGCCGACACACCGCCTTCGGTTAGTTGACCAAACAGCGTGCCGGCAGGCGACATAAACAGCATGTCAGCCGTTGGCAGATCTTCAATTTCACTCTGCATACGCGCGATCTGCTCCCATTCTTCTGGAGACAAATCACGATACACAGCCGATGAAGCTGCCTTGCCTAACCGGTTAAGCAACCACCCTTTTTTGACATCGCCAATCAGCCCTTCGATAGCGCCTAGCTCTTCGACCTGATCCCAGCCAACTGCAGCAAACCGAGGATCGGCTAACATGTTGTAGGTTATTGGCGAAAACTTGCGCAGGCGCTCTCGGTCGACCAACACGCTTTGATACATGCGCCGATAGGTCGGCATGTCATTGCGGATGTCAATTTCAGTAACCCCAAAGTCTTCTAGCTTCTTGCCAATTTTGCGGATCTCAGCGCGCACTGCTGGATCGTGACGTGAAGCAAACGCAAACGACTGAACAAACGCTTTGTCGCGTTCTTCTTGCGTAGTGATCGGCGCCCATCGTTGCGGGATAACTGGCCTCTCGTCTTCAAACGGAACCAGCGCAGAACTACCTATTGGCAATTGCGCAGGCGGCATCTGCGCAGCTGCAGCATCAGGCTTTTTTTTCGGACCTTGCGGACCTTGCGGACCTTGCGGACCTTGCGGCTGTTCGTCAGGAAAGAGCGGAGGGATCAAAGAATCGACCATGTGTTATTTCTTTTTTGATCCCCTGATTGGCTCATAACCTACATCTCGTAAGTATTGCACGAATGCCTTTTGATCCTCAGTCGCACCATATCCATCACTAATCTGATTGGACAAGTCTTCCAAATCGCCCTGGTAAGTCATTCTCTGTGTCTGCATTCGGAACTTGCTGTAAGCCTCGCTCAGTCCAACAGGAACAAAGGGCAGGTTGCCTGTAGCTTCTGTCGTTGCAAACTGACGGTAACTACTGTTTGCCGACAGGTCATCAGGATTGATCATTCCGTCGCCACGGTCAGTTTCGATGCTGATCATGTCAAGTATAGATGGTGCCGCTAACTTCCAGTCATTGGGTGTGCTGTTCTCGCCTAAGTTGAAACGTGCAAGGAATTGAGGGTCGGCTAGCTGCGCCCTAAAATTGCTGTAGGTCTCCATTAGATCTAGCCGCTTATTAATATCTGACCGGTCGCGGCTTTTTGTTGATCGCATGAATTTCAGATTAATATTAGCGCCAATAGCTATTTGATCTATGACCGCATCAACTGCCCGTTGCTCTTGTGCGCGTTTGTTGTCGAGAGCTCCTTTCTTAAGGCTCAGACCCTTTCTCAGATAGCTACCATACGTAGTCGGCTTGGTCACTCCTAACGCAAGAATGCTTCCTTGGATTTGATCCTGGGTCATCGTCTTCCAGTTGGTTGGTACGTCTTGAGGAAACGCGCTCAGGTCTAAGCCTAATTCTTGGGCTTGCTGCCTTACTGTTTTGTCTATCTTGACCTGACCTCCAACGGACAGCTGCTCTAGCAAAGTCATCGCAAAGAGCTCTCGTCGGTTTTTTTGATCGGCTTCTATTGCTTCTATTGCTTCTTGGGCTGCGTCTATCTGTGGCTGCCGGACTTCGTTAATGGCCGCTTGCACGTTGTCTACTTGTCTGAACTCTTCAAGCCGTAACTGCAGCTCACTAGGCATCTGTTCTATTTCTAAAACAGTGCCGTCGTCTTCTCTTAGAAGCTGCATGGCTGATTGAAAAGCTGCGTTGCCTTCCTCTAGATACCGATTGCGGATAACACGAACTTGGTTGTCGGCCTGAGCCTGAAAGCTTGCGGCTTGGCCAGCGTCCATACGTCCCGCTCTTTGCTCTCGCTCTACGTATTCTAGGACGCGTTGACGGATTGCCACACCGCGTTGTGCAGGCGTGCCGTATTGCACTTTGTCTGTCGTGCCTACGAGGTTCTCTATCTCGTTGGCGATCGTCTCATCATCGTCTGCTGTGCTGTTAACGATGTCTTGCAGATCGTTGCTTAGTTGACGAGTTCTTTCATTACTTGCCTCAAGTTTTGCAGCTCGGTCTTGTTCCTTTATTGCAGCCTTAAGTTGCGAGCGGTAGCCCGCTTCTTTGATTTGATTGAACTCACTGCTATCAAGCGCCTTTTCGGCTTCACCCAATCGGCCTAGATCTATGAGGCTCGACACTGTCATTTCACGAGCCCCACCAACAGCAGTGTCTAGCATCTGCTGTCGTTTTTCAGGACCAACGGCCTGCATGTCTGCTAGGTCGTTAACAGCCTGCTTAATTTCAAGCATCGACCTTTGCTCTGCTTGGCTATCACGATCAACCATTGTCGACAGGCCAACGTAGTCTGCTACTTTGCCAGACAACGTTGCTTCCTTTTCACCAATGTTAAATGAGCGCACCTCTTTAGACGCATGGTTGTCAATAAAGTAACGCGTCCGATCGGCGCGGTTGCGGCTGTATTTGTTGTATATGTCCCGTTGTCGTTGGTTGGTTAATCGCTGGCCAAACTCTTGCCGCTTAGCCTCTAAGTCTTTGACTTCTTGGTCGTATCCGTCTTTGGCATCTCGACCGACCTTACTTCTGAAACCGTTTTTAGGATCTAGAACGTTGCGAGAGTATTCGTCAAACAGATTAGCTGATGACTGTATTTCTGCTTCGTCGACCTCGTTTTGATACTGCTGACTTAAAGCCGAAACGCCTTTGCCAAATCGGGACAACGCTTCGCCCATTTGGAGGGTTTCTTGCACTCCTGTCGTTGGTCCCTGCTTTACTGCTTTAGAAGTGTAGCCACTGCCGCCACCTGCAAATCCTCCGGCCGAAAATTTAGGAACGCGCATTTAGTTTATGCTCTTACGGTAGTTGGCGTATTGGCCAGCAAACTGACCCATAGACGATATGAATTGAGCTCCTCCAGATATCCCTGGCTGAATGTTGCTAGCACTTCGGCGCAAGTTTCCTGCACTAATCCGGTCTAACAAACTGCCTCCGCGCAAACTTAAAGCTTGACGCCCAATAGCTAGTGACCGCTCTATGGACGATCGATTGATGGCCAACATTTCTACTTCTTTGGCAATGTCTGTTGTTGCGGTTACTTCACCGGCGCTGCCTTCGCGAATAACAACGCCACGAGCGGCAGCGTTTGTATCTTGCTTAGCTTTAATCTGCCCCGCTTGGCTGCTTACTTGAGCAATGTTTAGCCTGCCTTGATCTTTAGCGGCCGACACTTCTCTTTCTTTGGCTCGGGCATTTAGATTGGCCAAAAATGCTTCATGCTGAATAGTTCTAGTTTGAGCCTTCAGGTTTTCTTTGCCCGCAATAGACTGGCCAATAACCCCAATAACTCCAACTAAGGCGCCAGCTGCTGCAGAGTGCATGCCGATGTTTTGCATTGCCTGGGGCGACAACCCAGCAAACGTTTTATCGGCGGCCGCCGATGCTTGCGATTGGGCTGCGATACCCCGTGGTGTAGTCGGTTGTAGTGCAGAAGAAGCGGGCTGTATTGGGGACAGTAGCGCGGACTGGGTATACTCTGCTGCAAACGGTTGTGGTGCAGAAGGAGCGGACAGCATTGAAGCAGGCTGGGCTAGATGGTTGTACACCCCCTGAACTGGAGGCGGCGCCATTAAGCTTGATGGCAGGGCACCTCGCATTCGAGAAAACGGTCCAGGAATACCACCCATATTAATCTCCCATCTCCGTCAGCATCGTAAGATTGACAATGGTCGCCGGCAGGGGCAGTGATTGCTTAACCAGCATCTGTCCGTTTTGCGTCCATTCTGATGGCACTGACGTTTCGTATTCGCCGGTGCTTAAACTTTTGCTAGTCAAACTATCAACCGGAACTAGCGCTCCTGCCGCAGGCCCAACTTGTAAGCCGGCCGTCTTTAACACTCTCATCCAAACGTCGCGCACGTTTTTAGTTGTGCCCTGACCGTAGCCTTGCACTTGGTAAGCCTGAGGCAACGTCTGCAACTCGCTATCGTAGGCAACCCCAACGACAACCCGAGCGGCAGGCTTGTCTAGTTGCACAGCACCCCCTGAGACGGTCTGTGTGCCCGCGTAGACGCCGTCCGCCACAATCTGGACTACTGACCCATCTAGATGGCTTAGACCGCTTACGACAGCGCTAGCCAGCCCCCAGGTTGTGACGGTCGAGCTGTAGACTGATTGTGGCAAAGTTTGCGACAACCGAACGTCTGCAACTGTTCCGCTGATTACCGCTTGCAGCTCAGCCTCATAAACGACGCCCCCGTGCGACATCTGGATGTAGTCGCCAACGTTAGACGCCGCAAGCGCCGGCTGTGTCAGCGTAACGCGCACAACATCGCCAGCTTGGTAGGTTGCCGATTGGCCAAAAGTCAAACTGCTGTCGCGCGTGACTTCTGAGCCGTATCCATTTTGAACCACTGAGGCATCAACATAAACACCATCAACAAGGTCGACTTCAATATTAGGCACCATGCGTTCGATCGATCTCGATGCGCCTCGCACAACCACGGCATATACGGTGTCGTGCTGTCCTTCAGGCACGCTGCAGACACTTTCAAACGTAGCGCCGGAGCTACTGTGTTGATGCCAACCTGCAAGCTCTTCTTCTGGAATGTATGTGCAGGCAAGCAGCTTGCCACTGCTGCTCACCCACCACATGATTGGGTAAGGAGCCTGCTGAAACGTCGCGTCTGTAATCTCAAAATTGTCAAACAGATGCGTAGCGCGCAAGCTTAAGTCGCCGGTTAAATAGCTGCCGCTTTGCGTATTCAACGACAGCTGTCGGATGTGGCCGCCTCGTGCAGCTCCGTAAACTACTACGTTGTTGACTACCAACGGCTGAACTTGGTTGGCGCCTGTTTGACTTTGCTGTCGAACTGCAACTGTTTCTGGCCCAATCGCATCGCTGTTAATTGCAAACAAACGCCACTCGCCTTGCTGCGTAAGCAGAAGCATGTCTTGCATCGAAACAATGTGCCGAATTGTTGCGGCCTGACGCGCAGCTAAAGCTAGCGACACACGATCACTGTCCTTAATTGGCAATGAGTAAGACAAGTCAGACTCGGTGCCGCTTCGGGTCATGTATAAGTTGCGAGGCTTGTCGTTGGTGCCGGCAAAGCAGCGTCGTTGTTCGAAGTAACCGACAGCACGAGGATATCCGAAGCGACCATCTAGACTGTTGTCTACGATTGGTGGCGTTTCACTCATGTCGACAATCTTGTCGTCGTCCTTAAACGTTTCGTCTTCCGTTTCTCCTATCAGCCCAAACAAGCCTGACAGCTCTCGGTAGACGCGATATCTGACTGCGCCAACCACCGGATCCCACGACAACACGTTTTTCGATCCCAGAGCCTCTATTACGTTGTCGACTGGCAGCTCGGCACTAGGTGCTGACTCGGTGCCCAAATCATCTACAGCCGTCACTACGTAAGTGTTAATCTGCTCTGCGCCAGCAGGCGCCACCCAACCTTTTAGGTTTGGGTATCGATTAACATTGTCGGTAGTAAGGACGCCTTCGCCTAATGGGCGAATCTGCAGTTTAGGATTTCCCTTAGCGTTAGTCTTAGCTTTATCAACTCGGTAGTAACCGTCGCTGGCAGAGCTTGTGAAATTCAAGCTTGGGTTCTGCCCTGGCAGACTAGTAGCCGACACAAACTCAATGTAGACCACGTCGCCTACCTCAATGCCGATATGAATTCCTGTTGGTTCGCTTGTGACGCCAAGTGCTACATTGCTCCGATCTTCTAAATGAAACTCTGAAATATACTTGCCGTTGCCTAAACTTGGTCCTTGCTCCTCAAACGAAATAATAAACGCGTCGCCGCGAGTAACTACCGCACCTAGGCCGCTGGGGCTTTCGATATTTGAGTCAAACGACACGGGGCTTGTGCTCCAATGAGCTAACCCATAGCGAGCTAATTCGCGCGGTGCATAGCTTGGATGCACCAACGTCATAACGTCGTTGCTTTGCGTGTAGTGAACGTCAAACAGGTCAGCGTCACTGTAAGGAATATCAAACGTGTAGACGCCGCCTTGTGGCAATATCCTAAACTGAGCGTACACAACCTCTGCACTCGTAGAGTTGTGGTCTAGATCGGCTCGGTAAACGCCGTGTGCCGAGCCGCTGGCACCGTTCCAGAACACTACTTCGCCTTCTAAGTATCGACGGTATACTTTAAGCGTCGGCGATGTTGGCCAAGCACCTGTCCAAGTTTCAATGGGACCATTCAGCTGCAGGCTTAGCTGAAGTGTGGTTGAAGTAACGTTGCGCGCATAGTAATCGACTCCAGAAGACAGCTGCGCAGGCAAAGACGCTGAGCTCTGCAAACGTACTCGTTGACCGTTAGAAATGCCGTGCGACGTACTTGTTGTGATTGTAGGCGATGACGTGCTAGTAGCAATGTTTGCGCCGGTGCCTTGAAACGCAGGTGGCATGTCGGCAGTCTTGAAACAGCGCAGTGTTCCTGACAGCGTGCCTGTGAGCGTAGTTCCAATGCTGAACGTGCGCGCGTCAATGACTGTAGCTGTGTAGCCTGTGCCGGCTGTCAGGCCCAGCATGTTGCTGCCAATAAACTGCACCGTGTCGCCAGTAACCAGACCGTGCCGTTCTACAGTTGTTAGAGTGTCGGGTGATGCAGCAGTATCGATGCTTGCGACAGATTCTCCGCAAGGGATAGCCCAATGCACTAGGCTGCCGTTATTCCATATGCGGCCTTGGCCGCCACCTAGCTCTATTGCGTAGGATTCCTTGTCGCTGAAAACGAACGGAATAAGTCGAGTTTTAGCGCTGAGAGAATTGACGGCGCCGCAATGCTGCAAACCTACTCGACGGTCGGCAATGCCTTGCGGGCGAATAATAAAGTTGCTGCACTTCGACAAGCCATAGATGTATTGACGAGCATCAATACGACCTTGCATCTCTGGGCTAATTTCGCCGGCGCTAAAGCTAACCTGATTAGACCTCAACGGTAATCCTCCCACGAGTTGAAGTCGTAAGATTCGCCACGCTGACGGTCCCACTCTGCCAATGTGGTGTCTTCCAACCGCCGCTCTCTAGTCTTGACCGCATCAAATCCAACTGCTTGCTGCAGCATAAACTCAAACATCTGTTGAGCTCGCTGCGCCGCTGCGATGCCTGCATCACCTTTGATGAGTGGCGCCGACAACATCGCTGCCAAATTCCATGAGAATGCCTGGACGAACATCTCACTATACTTGCTTGGGTCTGTGACCTTGGCGTGATAGCGCAACACTACATTGTCTTGATTGCAATAAAGGCGCCGGCGACCGCTGCCGTCCATCTCAATGGCAAACTCAATGGAAGTTTTGCGGCCCATCCAACTCACATCGTCGGACGGCTTTTCTGGCAGCACTGCCAACACGCCAACAAAATCGCTAGGCAAGTAGAAGCTGTATTGCCACTCAGTCCGATCACAAGTGACGGATGTCATTTGCTTGCGTCGAATACTGAAATCCCAAGGGTGCCTTTGCAGCACTACATTAAGAGACAAATCGAAGTATTTAGCGCACAGATCTGCTTGCCGGCTGCCGTCGCTTGGCCGGATGGCAGTAATGTTGCCGATGTCTCCAAGGTGAGCCAAAGCCAAGTTGCACACTTGCACTTCGCTGTAGCCGCTGCTTTGGAAGTTCTGCCAAGCGTCAAACATTCTGCGACCAAGCGTGTCCATGCTTTTGCCGCTGTAGTGATAATTGTCCGTGCTAATAGACACTAAGGAGTCGCTAAGCATGTCGAGATCGTCGGACTCAACCCATTGCGCATAGGCGTCGTCTTCCGCAGTCTCCTGAATTGCAGCGTTAACAGTCGAAGCATAAGCATGCACACTGTTGGTCTGTTTGATCTTAGGCTGCAAAAACTTGATGCGTTGTGCATCGCTAGAGAACATGCCTGCGTCTTTGATAGCAGACCGCATTGCAGTCTTTAATCTGCGCAGGTTAGCTGCGTAGTTTTCTGAAAGGTCTGCGTAAGTTGCGTCTTCTTCACCTTGCACCCAAGCAACTGCGGCTACCTCTCCAGTGCTGCCCTCTTCTGCCAATGCAACTTTGACGCTGGCCAAAACGTCTTTGAAACGCTGAAAGCAGCTGTTGTCTTCTGACGGCGACCAAGAAATCTGCTGCTTAGGATCGGACCACCCAAACCCTTGGTCAGCAGTTGTTCCTGGTACTACAATCTTTTGGCCAATAGACGCGCCGCTAAACGCGCAGTTGATGTAGAGAACGGTTTTGCCATGGTGCTGTTGAAGGTCCAGCGCCAGCTGAAGGCCAGCACTGATCCCCTCGAAGCCCTTAACTGAAGGACCACCGAACGGCTGGTATAGCGAAGGTTGAGAGTAGTGCCCTGGATAGTTGAAGCCTGGAGGGAACGGGTTGCCCCGGTCAAACTGCTCGTCAATCTCCATGCGGTACGTGCCAGTGCCCGGTGCCCCTGTCTGTAGTATAGCCGTGCCCCCGTAAGTCTCGCTGAGTGTGGCCGTAGTCCCGTCAGCTTTGATCACGAAGTAACGCTTGCCTGGGACGAGTCCGTTAGGAAGTGTGCCACCTGTCGCGTAAAGCGTGACCGGCGCACCGTAGTAGGTGGCGAGACCTACGGCCTTAACTTCCGCTGAGTCTCCACCGCCGTGGGCAATCGTGACATCAGTTGGTCCCGCTAGCCCGCGCCCGCGAGCTTGACCCTCAAAAGGTGACCACGGTAGAAGCTTGCAATATTTACTAAACTCACGCGCTTCTCCACTAACCGGTGGCGGTTCAACTACAAACGTATCTGTGGCCGACACGTCAGAAACCCACGAGCCGTCAAAGTGCAGTTTGGTTGCCACGCCTTCTAGCACGATTTCTGCATATGGAATGTAGCTAACGTGCTTAAGGTTCTTGGTTTGACCAACGTTTGCTCCGCTAGTGCAGCGGACTTGCAAACCAGTCAGAGACCCACCAAATACATCTACATTAGTTTGAGTCGCCGTGGCATCTATAGAACCGGCAGTAGTCACCAGCTCTGCGCCGCCAGGAGTGGCAGAAATGTAGAACACGTTGTCGCCTGATTTGCGAACAGGCCAGTAGGTAGTGCCCTCTGCTAGCCCGTTAATGGCGCGACCTGAAATACTGGAAAGCTTAAAAGGTTGCCCAATCCTTAGCGGACGCTCCTTGCTTGTTACCGAGATGCCGCTACTAGATCCACCACCCAGCTGCACCGTGCTTGTCTGCCTTGTCGAATAGCTAACAATGCCGCCCAAGTAAGTGTTGAGCTGCAGAGGGTCAGCCTTAGCGGTAGCAACTACAGCTGTCAAAGTAACGTCAAACTGTTCGCCTGCTTCAGGCGGAGGGTTTAATGTCGGAGTGACATTGCTTGATACGTAACGATCGTCGTCACTACCAAAAACAGCTAGCGCTCTTGGGTAAGTTGCAGTGTGAGTCGTCCCAGTGCGTCTGCGCGTAAACGTGTAAGTAGGTGTCCATGCACTTGATGCTCCGTAGTTCTTAAACGTTAAATCAATGCTACCTCCTGTCGCAGGGCGGCTAATTCCAGCTTGATTTTGAGTAAGTGCCACCCCTGCCGGGTAAGATTTCAACTTAAAGGTCACGCTTGATACGTCGGTGACTTCCCACAAAGTGGCGGTGTAAAACGCAGGCGTCCACGATCCGCTAGAGTCAGTCCCAGATACACGTAGAATGTCGCCGTTTGTCGGCACGTCGATGCTACCTACGGTGAAAACCGGTGCGCCTGAAATCGGCTGGTAGATGGAGTCTATGTTTGCAGACGCAGGGTCGGCTATTGGGCCTTGCAGCCGAAAGTTACTTGTAAACTTGGTAGGCGTAGGCGCAGGAGACGCAGCGATCTCGTGCCGACCAGGAAAAGCTGTGGTCGGTCGAGCCACGTTGCCCACAATGCCGTGAACTGAACCCGCAGCGGTAGGATTGTAGAACACAGCGCACCGCAAAGATTCAACGGCAACACCGCGACAGTTCACCTTCTGCCATTGGCCGTTGACTACTGAGCTGTTTTCGTCAGTTGTCGGCCCACCTTTAAACGTGCCCGACATCGTGTAACTGTCGTCGTAAGCACCCTGAGAGTATTGCGGGATTTGCGACGATAGAGTCTTGGGCGAGCGAATCGCAAAATACGGGTGCAGATCTTCCCACCCTTGAATATCGCCAACGGGCAACGCGTTGGACTGTCCAGCTTCAATGACAATAGTGTAGTCGGTCACAGTGATTCTCAGGTGGGTTCAAATAGCCAGCGCGCTGATATCTACATGTGTGCGCCTTCAACTATTGGTCAGCATTGGATGCAGGCAGTTTGTCCTTTGCGCTTTCTGTTGCAGGTTTGCGGCGCCGGCGAGTTTTTACCGGCGGCGCGGTCGGCTGCTGGAGCTCGACCGGTCGTGCCCATTCGGGCAAATCGCAACCTCTGCGTAACGTGACGCGTGCCCCCGGCCAGATTCTCTGGCCAAGGTGCCACGCTCGCTTAGTTGCGATTACTTCCACAGATTAGCCGAGTGCCGGAGCGCCGTCAGCGTATGCGTGAATCTTCGGCGGTGCCTTTGTCAGGAACGCGTTGATCTTAGTGCTTGCCGCCAAGGCTTGGCCAACCGGCTTGCACGTCACACCCAAGAACTCCTTGTATGCCGTTCCCTCTAGCGGGAGCTGAACGACAGCCAAGTAATCTCCCGCGTTGGTCGCAGAAGTCGTGGTCGCGATAGTCGTCATGTAGTGATCAACCGCGTCAGCCGGCACGATTGTCACTTGGTCATCGGTGACCAGTCGAATCTCCAGCGTGCCCGTGCCGGATGCGCTGCGGATGTTAGTAACGGCCTGCACTACAAAGTAGAGAGGCTCGCCAACACCGATGTCGCCCGGCGTAGCACTACCGAGATCAAGCGACTTGCCTTCAAAAGTCTCAGTGCCAGCCGTTACGGCCAACACCTCTTCGTCGCAAAAATTGCTAAATTCGCTTAGAATCATGGGTATTCTCCTTACGTGCGGGTTACAGATGTTTCGGAAGTGGTGAGCGAATCGCTCAGAAGCACCGGGATGCCGTTAATGGCGTCGACCTCGCGGCCAGCCAGATCCATGCGCGTCAGCGTGCTTGCTGCCGTGCCAGCCTTTGCTTGCAAGCGCAGGAACTCCATAATGCCTTCGTTAACAACAATGCATTTCTTGTCGGTCATGCCTCGTCGAGTGCGAGCCATCATCTTTGACAGGATGTCGTAGAGGTCGATCTCCGTACTGCTAGGCGCAGCCTTAAGTTCGCTGTAGTCAACCTGAGCGCGCGCGCAGGTTCGCCAGTCGCGCAGGCTAAGACCACAAGCCCATCGGTAGTGCGTTCGGTGCGCTTCCATGCGGCCGCCAGCTGAACCGTCCGAGCTTGCGTCTTCAATCGTTACCACGCCCTTGTAGTCTTCCTTTAGGCCCATGGTAAAGCCCTTAGGATAGAGACCGTGCAGCGCCTGCGGACCAAAGCCCAGCAGCCACATTGACGTGTCAGTGTTGGTGCCTTCAGCAATAACGTTGCGCTTGTTTTCAGCCACAGTAGCTGTTGCCGTTCCGTTAGACTGTAGCTCTGCAACGTTGTAGCGACTTGAGAGCCCCGTAAACGCTTCAGGCTCAGTGCCTTCGTCGCCGTAGAACCACGTCTGCATAAACTCTTCGGTCAAACCTGCAACAAACGCAGAGTTCTCGCTAAGCAGCCACGCAGCGCTATTTCCGTTAGCTTCGACTAAGTCAACGTCGACCTCCGCGTAGGCATGCATGATGCCAGTTGTGTCGCGAATTTGACGCGTTTCGCTCTTGGTTGGCTGGACGCCACCGTAAAGCTTTCGCCAAGTCGGAGTTGGTAGGCCGGTACGAACGGTAGTCTTATGACCTTCGCCGTCGTTACACTCAACCCAGGGGATAACATCGGCGAGCTCATTTTCCTTACGGATCAGCTCAATGATGTCTGCGATTTTGCCATCGCGATTAATGCGATTGACATAGTCCACCATCGTGGGGTGGCTGGTTGCTGAAACACTCATCTCTTACTCCTAAATCAGTCGTTCAGATCACTGCCAGGAAAGTGCATGCGAGCAGTGCTCGGTGGCGCTTGGTCCCGGCTTTGACCAGCGACGAAACGTCCGTCGCTGATGGCTCCACGGACTCGCTTTGCAAATCCCAGTATGGCTGGGTGGTTCACGAGCCCCCATTCAGTCAACACCTGTAACGCGTGACCTTCGGGATCGAACGTGGCGAACGCCTGCTTGGCTTCGGTAAGCGACTGCTGCAACTTGGCCCCGCCGATCTCGGGGTGCTGCTTAGTATCCTCGGCCCATTGCTCCATCATCTGTTGATGAACCTGCTGGTAATGCTGCGTAAACGCAGGACCAACTTGGTCGAGAACTTTTTGAGCCTGCTCGTTAGAGAGACCCTGTTGCGCCGCTGCTTCGCCTAAAGCTCGCACAGGTGACGATTCTACGTCGACGCTACTGCCCTCTGGGGCGGTAAACGTGTACGCGCTAGCGTCTGTCTGTGTGGGCTCGTTCGACCCTTCGGGTGTTGCCGAGGTGTCTTGACCGGCCTCAGTAGTCGCGCCCTCCGAGGGCACGGTATCCAAAAGGCTGGTCGGGCTTTCAGCGGCGCTGCTACCACCGTTGTCGGGGGCGGCTTGCGCGGCTAGATCAATCGTCTGTTCTGACATGTTGCTCCTGTAGTGCTTTCAACACAAGATCGGGGAACATCTGCATAGCCTCATACCAAAGGTCTACGGCACGATCGCGAAGGGCGCACCGTTGTGCGTCGTTTGCAATATGCGGTGACAATAATGCTGGGCCTACATCGTGCTGCCACCATTGCCGGCGACCCCACTCTGTTTGCAGAAGTGACCGCAAGTCGCTCTTACGAATGTCTCGACGTTTCTGTCGGGCTTCGCGACGCATAATCTCTGCGTCTGAGTTGTCGTGGTCAATCACGACAGCACGCTAGCTTAATACGCCCCGCAGGTAAATGAGCAGAACTTGTTACTAACGGCAGTGTTAACTCATTCGTTGAAGCGTCGTGCAGACTATTAAACGTTTGCACTACCGTCGCACTTTACTGGCTTTGGAATCGTGTCGAGGATGGTTGAAAGAATGGCGAGGCATAGACAACAACGCCCAGCAAGTGATGATGAAGGCGCCGCAGAACGCGCCAATTGCAAACCAAACAAAAGCCATGAGATCACCACCACCTTGGATTGCTTTGACGGAAGATATGCAGGGCGCGAGCCTTTGGAGTCTGGGACATGGGCTGCCCCTGCCATTCAATGGATCCCCAGCATCCGTATTGGGAGAATGGTCCGCACTTAGTGTAGTGCATGAATAGCTGACCGCCCGATTGTCTCCACGAGTCTAGGTATCCATTGTAGATGCCTTCCATGCGCGGACTGCGGTTGGCTTCACTGATCAGGTTAGTGATCTGGTCTCTGTCTGCTGCGGATACAAAGCCGACGATGTGTTGACCGCCTTCGTAGGCAATCATTGGCACTCCGTATGCGTTGGCCTTTGCCGCGTTGTCTACCATTCGTGTGGTGGCAATGCTCATGCTGTTGGCTTCGACGTAGTCCAGCAGGTCGTCTGGCGTCATGCTTAAAAACTGCGCCACGTTTCCGCTGTTAATCGATGGCCCAAAGTAGGGCGCAATCGCCAGTGCATCGCATGACAGATAGGCGTCTTCGAAACTCAGCACCTGTTCGGCTGTCCAGGCGTTGGCTGCTTGGGAGCTTATGACTCGCACCAATCGATCAGCCGACCCATACGAATCAGTGAACAGCGTGAAGATCTCGACCGATCGTCGCGAGTAGTATCGAAGTCGAGACTGGAATGGGCTGCTGCCCAGGCTCTGCGCTACGCCCATAGACTCAGCGTAGGTAGCTTGGTCAAAGATGCCGTTCCAGACTTCGTTGCTGTATTCGACGCAGCACTTCAGCGACGGGTGCAGGTTGTCGCGCACCATGTCTGCAAGGCTGGTGACGAAAGCGTCAGTTGCCAAGTGCGGCACGCAGATCCATGCGTCCTTGCCAGTAGTGTTAGCCATCTCGATTGCTAGCTCGTATGGCATACCTTTGCTGGATGTGTATCGGCAGTCGTCTACCTTTGGCCGGTCAGCCCAGGTTGCTACAGTGCTACCATTGGTGCGGCACATGTCCATGAACCGAATGCAGGACTCGTCACCTAGACTGGCTAGGAACTCTGGGTTCCAGATGTCGCTTGGTGGCACAGACTCGTAGGTTTCTTGGACGACGCGGATGTTCCGCATGTAGTCCACTGGGTCGGTGTCTGTGAAATACAGCATCACCTTGCCCGTCACATCTAGCACGGCTCTGTTTGACGACGTTTCTCCTGGGACCAGTGAACACCCACCGGCTGCTGAGAACGTCCCTGATCCGTCCCATGTCATGACGTAACGGCCTGCTGTAGATACAGGCTGGCCGTCTAGCATGATGGTCCGCACAATTTGCCCCGGCGCTATTGCTGTCACCCAACCGTTGGCGTCTGTCGCAATGGGGTTGCCGTTGTCCCATGTTGCCGAGTCGCCTGATACCCATGGCTTGCTGTATTTGAACAAGTCAACGAACGGCAATTGCGTTGACCAATAGGACGGCGCATCGATGTTGGTGCCAAGCGGTGAAGTCACTGCTGGCACAATTGGGCTATTTGAAACCGCCTCCTGCTTTGTGACCTTGCCAGAACAACTTGCCAGAACACATGCAAAGAGCAGAAGGCAGTTTCTCATGGCTTAGACTGGCATGACTTTGGTGACAATGCGACTGACCATACCAGTGGCCCAGTCCGTCCAGATCATCGCAATGTTGCTGGCCTCGGCACTGCCAAGGTTCGCCATCGTTGCTTTGACGTGAGCAGTCTCGCGTGCAGCGGCTTCTGGGTCTGTCATCATCATCGACGTGATGCGAACAGCGTCGGCAGCCACAGCTTGTAGCATTTCCTGCTTGGCTGGATCGGTAACAGACTGCTTCATTGATGCGAGCAGCGTGTCTACTTCGCTCATAATTTCGTCACTCATTTCGTTTGCGCCTCCAAGCGCATCTTCCAAGACATGATGGTTCGCATTCGCGCTGCCTTGCCAGCCTCGTCCATGCTTTCATCGGTCTGCACGTAACGCTCATACTCCGGCGCAATCGCATCGAAGGTGGCTTGGTCGGCAGCAAGATAGGCACCAGCGACAGATATGCCGCTACAACCTGAGAGCAGCGCAAGGGCTGCAAAAGGGATCAATTTTTTCATAGGTTCACTCGCATCAAAGACTCGATGACGCAGACAATCAAGGCCAACAGCAGCACGTAACCGCCAATGCGTTCCATCAGCGCAAGACCATCAGACATGTATTGGTTCATGCTTTTGGTTTTGGCTTGGGTTTGGGCTTTTCATCATGGCCATTACCATTGGCATCAGAAGCTTCGGCAGCACCCTCAGACACAATGGACCGTAAGTTTTGCATAAGGGATCCGGCGACCAAGGTCAGCAGGGCAGATGCCACACTGACGTGTTCATCTTGGACTGCCCCCGCTCCAAGCATGACTATAAAACCACCGATCAGCAGCACTAGTAGTGCAGGCGTAGTCAATGCAATATTTGTGCGGGCCTTCTCGCTCGCGCTTTGGCCAAGTCGCAGCTTAGCTAGCTCTAGCTTTGTCTCTTCCTGGCGCATCTGCTGTGCTGCGCGCGCAGCCTCCCGTTCTCGCGCCACAATAGCGCGATACTTAGCCTCTGCTTCGCGAGTCTCCTCGCGTTTCATTCGCAGAGCTGCGCGTTCGTCTTTCACGATGAACGTCTGCTTGTTAGGGGTGTTGTCTTCAAAGTCATCCTTGTTTGCCATGGTTAGCTCATAGTTGCTTCATGATAATTGCAGCTGCTACTGGGATAGCGCCGCCCATTAAACCAAAGAACCCCGACACTAGTCCTAGCTTGACGTGCAGCACTGCAAGTTGTGATTCAAACCTAACTAGATTGGCTTGTGTTGTTGTTTGCATTTCAGACAGCCTCTTGATTTCAGACAGCACCATTTTCTCGTATGTGCTCCACCCGTTTTCATGATTCATGTGTCACTACTCGAAAATTAGCTGCACACGTATTTGGGGAGCATTGGCAGCCGCGCCAGAAATAGTTACAGCCCACTCGTCGCCTGCTACAAAGTCAGTTGCCGTAGTCCAGCTGCCATGAGTAATAATCGAACGAGGTGTGCTAGCTACTACGACAGGGATCAAATCACTTTCTGCGCCAGCTATAACTAGTTGCGCAAGGCCCGGTGTCAAGCTGTGCCCTACGCCTACTACAGGAACAAACTGGGTAGTGCTTAACGCTACGGTTCCCGGAATTAAGAACGCCGAAGACGTTGCAACCGCAGACGGCGCCAACGTAGTAATTGCAAGAGCAGCAACTCCTGGCGTCAGGTTGGTTGCGACCACAGCAGTTGCGACCGATGGCGTCATCGATAGCGCAGTCACTCCTGGCGTTAATACGGTGGCTACGCTAACTGATGGTGTAAGGGAAGTAGTCGTTAACGAGCCAACTCCAGGTGTCAACGAAACAGATGTCGCAGACTGATACGCGCCAGCATCCGGCGACGCAGGGCGAACGTTGCCCTCGATGTCGCCACTCGGCATCGTTGCATTTGTGGCGTAGCCAATTGCAAGGTTGTTCGCGTTTTCGACTAGGCTGAAATCCAACTTTGGCGGGGTGCCGCCGACCCAAGAGACTTCACCGGATGCGGGCGCCGAGCCGTCAATGTTAAACGTGACGCCATACGTCGCGTTGGTGCGTGAGTTGTCGGCCCAGTTGTCGTGTGTTGCCTCGGCTTCGGTCGTTATGCAATCGACGCTTGAGCCGCCGCGTGCATAGCTGTTGGCGGTTAGCGCAACCATCTGTCCGCCGTTCATGCTGGCATCGATTGCGATCAGGCAACCATTGGTAACAACGCTGCTGTTGGTGCTGCTGTTTGATGAGTGCCGCTGCAACGTGACAATAGCATCGCGAACAGTGCAAGCAGTCATCACGACATAGGTGTCAGTTTGAGTGCTGCTGCTATACGGAACGTCACACCACGGCGCGCCCTCACTTTCCAAAACGCAGTTGGTCGCGGTGATGTTGGTTGCGCCCGGCGCATTGTTTCCGTTTCGAATAATCGGGCTATTCGTAGATGCGTTGTAGGCCAAGCATCGCGTCATCGTGACGTTGACTGTCTTACTCGTGGTCGTGCTAGAAGTGCCCAAGTAGAGCGGTCGATACGCCGCCGGAAAGTCGAACACTAGATCGATAAACTCGATTGTTGTGTCGTCTTCGCGGCTTGGAAAAGACATCTGCCCAGTCGGCACAATGCGTGCGCCGTTAGCCCAAACACCGCCGTGCGAGTTTTGTGCTTGGAACTTAACTGTGAGGTCTACGTCTGCCCAACCACCTTGCCACCCGTTCCAGTCGTGGTCGCCGTCCTCTAAAACGCATACTTCTGTATCACCTGATGACGGTTGCGATCGGCGAGCGTTATACCAAAGCGATATAGTCGCGTAGTCTGCGGAATCGCTAGCGCCAACGGTCTTAGTGACGGTCGCCATTACTCAGTCCACGTCCCTTGTTCTTGCTCGACTGATTGCACAAGGCCAGCGCTCCAGTCAGGCGCAAAGCCAGTAGCAGCTAGCAGCTGATCTATCGTGATCGATGCGCGACCGGTTGCCGCCAAACTTGCTTGAGCACTAGCAGGCAAGCGGCTGTCAGTCACAGCGAAGTAGTCGTAAGCCTTGCTGATGTCGGACGCAGTCAACATCGCTTGGCAAACAGATTGACGGACGGTCGCTGGGTCTTCAGCTAAATCAAATATGCACCAACCCTCATTAGTTACTGGCCCATCCCAATTGGCGCCGTTGACAATAGCTTTGCCGGCATGCACTTCATCTTGCAGCGAAGCACAAACAACGCCGTCAGGGGTATGTGTAACTAGTTGGGTTGGCATTACGCGAGCGTGAAAATTCCTGCGTCGGCCATTGTGATCGTCAATGTATTACCGGTCGTAACGGTCAAATCTGCAGGAGACGAATCCAGCAAGCAGTAACACAGGAACTTGCCGCCGTTTTCATAGATGGCCGCATAGCGTGCGACGATCGAACCGCCGCCGCTCGCCGTCCATACAATCGACACAGAGTTGTCAACCTTTACAGTCGTGGTGCCGCTTAGCACTAACTGGTTGATAGTAATACCACCCTGCGTGTAGCCGTAGTTTGTCGCTACCTCGTTAGTCGTGCCGTATGTCGTTGCTCCTGGCCCGTCCCACGAGCTAGTAAACAACGCGATCTTGAACGTGTCTGTATCAAGATCAAAGCTGCCGTCTAACAACGAAGTTCTTGCCGCGTTAGGGAATGTCCAATTGCCTGCTGCCATAATGATTACTGAGTGTTAACTGTGAAAGTGGCGACCTCATTAAGAGTGCCTTCGCCGGTTCGTTTGTGAAGTTTGAGAGTCCAGGTTGATGGCGGATCTCCAGACGCGCCCATAAGCCAAGACACTGCAACGCTTGTCGCAGTCATGGTTGCGGCAACGGGAACGCCTAAGCCTCCTGGCTGCACTGCAATGCCAGCTCCCATCTTTAGATCAATATGTGTTGCAGTAGAGCTGCTGTTAGAACCGGTCAGCACTGGAGCAATGACCGAGCCTCCTGGACCCGGCACCCAGCTTTCACCATTCCACACCAGCGCATCATTAAGCTCTGGCGGTGTTGTGACTAAATCTACGCCACCCAAGCGACCAAATGGCACTAGCAAGCTGCCAATCCACTGCCGCCAAACCGGTATAGTGTAAGGCCACTTAGGCTTGTCTCTATCGCGACCACCCATCAGCTATCAAACGCCTCCGTATCCGCTAAATGCGTCCTCTGGTGTGTCGTCAGATCCTGTCATTTGCTGTGCTTCAGCTTCAATAGCGTCAGCTTGAGCCATGCTTTTGGCGCCACTTCCAGCAGCTTGCAATGCCTCGACCTGCTGCTGCATACTTTGCTGCTGAGCGCGCATCTGACGCATCTCTGCAACTTCTTCTGGCGACCGCAGGCTTTGCGGATCCATGCCAATTTTGTTGGCATACTGACGCAGATATTGATCTGTGTCCAAAACGTCAGTGGCTTCGGGATGTGTCGACGACAAGCTTTGCAATACAGCCTGGAACCGGTCATCCTGAGCAGCTCCAACAGCTTGCTGAGCTTGCGCCAACATCGAAATAAACTCGACCTCTAAGTCTGAGTCTTGCAGCTCTTCAGGCGGGGGCTCAAACATGCCCATGTCCATCATGTGATCAAACGTTAGGTTGACCAAAGGCTGCAGCAACTCGTTGTGCAAGCGCTCGAGCGTCGGACCCAGCATCGTTAGTTTTTCCTCGTGCCTTTCTGCTACTTCCGTAGCCGTCATACTTTTGGTGCTACTAGCTAACATCAAGAACAGATCCGCATAGAACCGGCTGTTAATACGCTGTTCATGCAGTTGCATGTATTCAGCTAGCTCGCGCAACTCTAATCCAGTCTGCCATACTGGAGTGATTCGGTTGTCACCCGGTATCTCTGTGTGACCTCCAGGCATCTTGTCGATTTCCATGCCTTTCAAAGCGGCCGGGCCTTGAGTTGGTGGCTTAGTCTTGTAGTCGACTGCTTGGCCATAACGTCGTGCCATGGATTGCAATGCTCTAATATCACCTAGAGCCGTCATGCCTGGACTACTGCCGTAGATGTCGCCACCACAAGTAGACCACCTAGGTGCTAACACCGGGAATTCTCGAAAGCCCTCCTCTAGCAACACGTCTGTTGGTTGACCGCTAGCCCCCTTGCCACCTGACTCAAAGTAAACGCTACGGAAAGGCATGTTAGGCCCGTCCATTTTGTTAGGGTCACGATCGACTCGCGGCTCAACTGCATGAATAACCGTTCGCCAGTCGTCATAGCGACCGTTGCGGAATGCATTGCGCACTGATGTGCTTACTTTGTCTTCGCCGAACATCTCTACCAGCTGCGACACTGTCATGTCGAATTCGCGGTAACAGGTGTTCACCTCCTCTTCGTAGTTGTTGCCAAGCGCATACTGCCCAGCCGTCAAAGGGTAGTGGTGAATAACACGCTCAGGATGCGGCACTACAATGCCAGCGCTAGTGCCATACAGCGCTAGCTCTTGGTAGTAACGCGGCAACGCTCTATAGGTATTGCTGCGGTTGAACACACGCAGGATCTGCTTAGAAGCTGTGGACAACCACTCTTCGACTGGCTTGTAATTGTTTAAGTCAGGGTCAGGAGTCGCCAACCTCATCCACGGCCTAGCTGGGCTAGTGGCGCCCGCCATCATGCCGGCAACCAGAATTTCTAAAGCACCAGTTGCCGTGCTGTTGTAGATCTTGCGGTGCTTCTTTTCGCCACGGTTACGATCGTTATGATCCCACTGACCAGTGCGCGGCAAAACATGCTCAGCTAAATCACGCCAGTGAGGCTCCCAACTAGAACGCTCACTCCATAACTGAGACTTGCGACTACGCAGCTTAGAAATCAGTGGCCGATTATCCATTAAGCCGCTCCACCACCCATTGTAGTGGTCTGCCCTATGCCTTGAGGCGTTGTGCGCGTAGTTGGATTGGCACCGGTCTTAGGTTTGTTGATTGCCGCAATACCTGACATGTCCTCTTGCCTTGTGCGCTCCTTCTTTAGTCTTTGCTCGTCTTTCCTAGACGCAGCCAATGCCCGCCTCTCTACTTCAGATTGAGCTCTAGCGCTTTGCCGGCGTCCCTTTTTAGCATCTTGCGTTGATACGATAGTGCTGGCAGTGCCGGCTGCAGCTGCTGCCCAAATTCCATATGCTATTGCTGTTTCAACCATTGGATTCCTTCTTAACGTAACTTGTAATAGTAGGCCGGTACCCTGATGAGCTAGACAATATGCGATCTAACCGGCTGTGCGCCGGCGCGTGCCAAACCATATCAGCCGCCCACTCAGCAGCGCTGTCCTCTGTTGCGCGCATCAACAACCCGCCAACGCCCTTAGACCGCACAGTTGGGCTGACGAAGATTGCGTTGTTGACTAGCTGCAACTGATCCTTGTTGTGCATGTGCTCTGCTAAAACGCTGCAGCAGTAGCCAACCACTTCGCTATTATCGCTATCAGGTGACACGTACTCTGCCACCCAAATAATAAGTCGCTCGGCGTCTTCAAGAACCTGCAGACGTTCCCAATCAGGATTCAAGCTGTGGCAACCAGACTCCCGAGCTACTTCGCAGAAATGGTCAACCATCAAACTGCCTACGCCTTGTCGACGCAGATCGCTCAACTCGCCTAGGCGTAGAATTAACTCGGCAGTGTTTGGGTAGACCGTCACAACATAGATCCTAGAGCATTTTGGTCACCAGACCCTAGGACTAGGCTGCAGTTTACTCGAATGGGTCGTGCTCAACTATCGCTTGACGCCGGCGCCGACGCACTCGTCTTTCAACATTAGCAACCGGCGCCGCCAAAGTTAACGCAAGCGCATCCGCAATATCTGGGCTACCAGCTCCGTCTAATCGCTTCTTGATTTGGTCTTTAGACTCTAGCACCTTCCGGCCTGCGCTGTCGTAGCTGTAGGTAGGCGTTGCCAGCTCTTTCTTTAGAGCCAGAATGTTAGGAATTGACCCGCCCGACTTCATCCAAGAGCTCATCTCGCACCACATCTCAGTGCGTCGGTTCTTGTATTGCTGGTGCAAGGGCTTGCCGCCAAACGGCACCTCAATGATATCGTGACCTAACTGACGCAGCCTATCGATAACACCGGCGCCCCCGCCACTATCAATGAACACAGCTGCAGGTTCGTAGCGATCAATCTCGCTGGCCACGCGTGCAGCCAACGTCATATTGTCCACATTACGCAACACCACTGGTTCAAACATGGCTAGTCCTTGCCTTCTAACAATGACAGATCGATCGTCACCGAATCTAGCCGGATCGACCCCCAGCACCACTGGTGCGCTGGCAATCGTTGCCTCACGCCCCGTGTAGCGCCTCTTAGAGCATGCCTCCGCATCAGCCAGTGATATTAGCTGGTCTTCGCCGCTAGCCATGAAGTCGCACAGCATTTCGCGAGCCCACGCTGTCTCGTCCATGTCACGACGCAGCCGCTCCACCTCGGCCGGCCTCAGCGCTTCGGTGTCTTCGACCGTGTAGCGCGCAGCATACCAGTCAGGATCAGACTCAACCATGCGATCAGTCGCACGGAAATACAGCTCTGAGAACAGGTTTAAGCCCTTAGGCGTGCCAATGAACAGTGCCCACCCAAGCCTGTCAGCAAGCGCCGGCTGCACGATCTCGTGCCACACCTCAGGCTTCATCTGGGCGACTTCGTCTAGAACCACGCCATCAAGCCTGACCCCACGCATGGCATCGGGATTGTCGGCGCCATACAATCGGATTTGAGCGCCGTTTTTGAATGTCACTGACAGGTCACCTTCGCGAACATCCACAGCAGCTGTGCGGATTAACCCATCAATCGTAGCCTGTAACTCGCGCCAAGCGATTGCCTTAGCCTGCTTCAGCTCGGGCGCCACGTAAAAAAACAGACCTTGAGGACCAGCAAAGCGCAAAGCTTGGTCGACCAACTGCATTACGCCTAATTTGGTTTTGCCGGCGCGGCGGTGCAAGGCCAGCACACTAAAACGCTTGCATCCTTCGTGCACTTCGCGTTGCCACTGGCGCGGTTCATACCCAAGGTTAACTGTCGACATGCTGCTTGAGCATACGTTTCTGGCGATTAGCTACAGCATCAATCATCTGTTCGTTTGTAGCCGTGGCGTCTTCCTCAACTGTCTCGATCATTGACAAGCCATCGCTACCCTTCACAGACAGACCGTTGGCATCCAAGGCTATCACCATGACCATGCGCACCTCAACAGCATGCGTGCTGACGCCATCGTCGTTAAGCACATGCACAGTTGCGCAACCCATGTCCTTTGTTTTCCAACCCTTGATAGCTTGTATCCTATTTGTCTCGGCTGACATTATTCCTCTCCTCTTCGGCTACTCGTTCCAGATTCTTGGATTGTGGTACGCCAGTGACAACTGTGATATTCATCTGGCCTTCGTGCTCTACCTTTTGATGATCGCCATACGACTTGCGATGCCATCGAGATAGCAGCCACTTGCGCGTATCAATCTTTGCACGAGTGCTTTGAACGTCGTCCTCAGTGCAAGCGTCTGCCAGCCGTAGCATGTCGCAGGCAATTTGATCTGCTTGTGTCTCGCGGGCGCGCGCGTAGGCGGCGGCGGCTTCTGCATGTTGCAGCAAGTAATCGTTTACAGTCCGGGCGCTGACTTGGTTGACCCTGCAGTAATCGACTAGAGTCCCACCCATAGCCACAAACTCGCAAAGTGGGTCGACGTGGCCAGTAACAAGCGACAGCCTGCGAGGAGACCGAGACCCCTTAACAACTACCTTGGCCGGCTTACGCTTGCGAGTTGCCATTAGGTTGCGCCGACTCTTCGTTAGATGTTTGTGCAATATCGCTAGCTCGTGCCTCGATTGTATCGATCAGGTTGCTCATCACTGGCGAGATCTCTCGGTCACGTCCGATGGCGCGCACCCAATACAGCACAGTTGAATGATCGCGACCGCCAAGCATGTCGCCAATATCCTGCAGAGTTAGGCTTGTGCGTTTGCGGATTAGATAGGCCAAGATCTTTCTAGGCGTGCTGTGTCGGGCAACTCTGCTGGTGCCAACCATTTGATCCCAAGTTACAGCACAGCATTCAGCAACGCTGTGAGCCAGACTTGGCGTGGTAAGTAGATCTTGCTGAGGAGTAGTTTTCATCTGAGTTCGTCAATCTGTCTTTGTATGTGGTCTCGTTCCCACGCGGTTTCTGCTCGGTTCTTTTTGTCGTAGAGCTCAAGCAGGTTGTTTGTGCGAATTGCCTCAATTGCTTGATAGTTCGCTGTCTTTGCGTGGTTTGGCCCCTTGTCTTGCTTTGCGCGTATCCTGCGCAGACCAGCCGCACAGGCATTGCACAAACCAGACGCCTTGTCGCGGCCAACCAACTCTAGGTCGTGACCGCGACTGCACTGCTTATCGTTGTTAAAATGGAATGTTTTCGTCATCTACAGCGGCCTGCTCGTTTTCGCGAGCGGCCTGCACAGATTCGCGATAGCCGTCCTCGCTGCGAACAAATTGGAAGTTCTCGACGATCACCTCATGCTTGCTGCGCTTAGTGCCGTCGTTGCTCTCCCACTGTGACAAACTTAACCTACCTTCCACAAGTAGCGGGCGCCCTTTCCCCGTGTGTTTCGACAAAGTTTCCGACGTTTGTCCAAACGCAATCAAATCGACAAACATGGTCTCTTCGCTTTCGCGGCTCCGTCGATTGACTGCAATTCCAGTCTTACCAACCTGCGTCCCTGCTTTGCTAGTGCGGGTCTCCCAATCGCGAGTCAAGTGACCCGCTAACACAACCTTGTTAAAATTCACCATCGATTAAGCCTCCTGCTTTTCTTTAAGTAACGCAACGTGCTCTGCGTAGCTGTCACGCAGTCCGCTCATGTCTGCATCAGACAGGCTGCTACACTTCATGCGCACTACCCACACTGACAATTGTAGCGGCGTTGTGCAGCTACCTAATTCGTCGTTGGCATCAGCAACGCTAGCGAACGGTTTGACTTCCTTTGGTTTGCGCGGCTTTTTTGCAGGCGCCTTAACTGGCTGACTCTTAGCTTTTCCCACAGGATCAGCGATGTCACCATCATCGTCATCCATGCCAGCGGCTAACCCTAGCAACGCAAGCGCCGTGTATCTGCGCGCGTATGTGACAGACCCGCCCCACAAGTGCAGTGGATTCTGCCGGCCTCCAGCCCCCTCAACCTTAACTAGTCGAGCGCGACTAGAAATCTCCCGGCCGCTAGCGTGGTAAAGCGTAGTCACTAGAACATCCTCGTCGCCTTCGGCGTCAAATGTCTGCACCAAAGCCAACCCATGCCTCGAAAGCGCCGGCGTCACAGCGCTGAGCACCGTGCTTAAGTCAGCAAACTCACCAAACTGAGCTCGGGCAGACTTTTCAATAACGCCCACCTCCAAATGGAAAGCCGCCAAAGCAACAATGAGCGGGTTCGACGGTTCCGGTGGAATATCTCTGCCAACGTAAATTGGTTCTTCAGGAACCCAGGATGTGTCCGAACTGTTTTGTTTCTTCATGGTCTTAACCTTCCCCTCCTGCATCGCGCCAGGATGGCTTGTGCAGCGTCTTTTCATACCAGTAGCCAACTAGATGCCTGAACAGACTCCAGCCTTTGTCAAGCTGCTCAGGCGTTGCCTCGACCCATTTGGCTACATCATGGGTACGCGAGACGTAAACAATACCTGCGCGCTGCGACCCTTCAGGGTAGCCACAGGTGTATTCTAATGCTTTACGAGTTGCGGCTAGCTGTATTGCATGATCGTCATAGATGCGATCTGGCATTGCATCGCCATCCTTCGTCTTCCAATCCAAACAAACCTTTGAGCTATGCAAATCGCTGCGAGTACCGAACCCTAACGAGTGAATCACAGTTCGTTCTGGCTCCCACAGTTCGTCACCAAATCCAGCGTCGTCCAACTCAAAAAATGCAGCAATGCATCTGCCGCTGTATTTGCGCAACACGTCGTCTTGACTCACGTCAACAAACGGCAAGCTTGTTTGCGACTTGTTAAAGAACAGCTCTAGAGCTTTGTGAACTTCTGAGCCTTCCTCGGCAGCTGACTTAGCTGTCGCGTTCATGTCTTTATCCAACCGACCCAACCAATCCTCTTCGGTCTCGTCTTTAAGTCGCGGCAGAGTCAATGCAGCTAGAACTGCTTGGTTCACTCGCCATCGCACTAGCTGTTCAGGCACACCAGCAGCACGCATCAACGTAGTTACTCCAGGCACCCAATCACGACTGCGTGCATCTGCTAACGTCGGGCGCCGGCGCTTTCCGTTCTTGCCAATCAAGTCGACTATTTGCGTTGGCAACCCGTCTTTGTCGCGAGCATACCAATGGCCACTTTCTTTAGCTGTTTTTGTAGTTCGAACAGTCATAGCTACCACCACCAAACAATTAAGGCCGTCATGATAGACAAAGCCGCTGCCACTATTAGATGCATCAAGACCACTGCTGATGCGTAAATGTCTTCGTCAGTGCGACCTTGGCCGCCTTGCAAGTTTTGATTATTCATTACCAACCACCCTCGTCCCGACAAACTTCGCAACACTCCTCGCCTTCGTCGACATCGTCGACATCAAGCAAAACGTTGCACGATGCGCAACGTTCCTCGTCAACGCTATCCAGCATATGACGACTCACACTTGGTAAGTCCAACTCCACTCCAAACGGTACGTTTATCATTAGTTCCCCTGTGCGCACACAAAGCGCACTATGTCTCGAATGTTTATGTTGTGCTGCCGACACACTATCAGCAGCACCATCCCAACGTTTTCTGCAGCAGGTATCATTCCTGAAATGGTTGCCACGTCGTCAAACGTACCGTTTGGCTTGGACAACAACTGGTAGTCAATTGAGTAATTCCAATCAGCCATCGTTATACCTCGTCTCGATGCCATTCGGCCAAAGTGCGGTTACCTTCGCATGTGCCGTCGCACCGCTCTACTTCGATACGCAGCACAGGGTAGCCCTCGTTGTCAGAAGACTCGGCGCGGCGGACTTCGCATGCAAACTTGCGTAACAAATAACGCTTGGTCCCTTCTTCTTCGCTGCTGCCGCCTTGGTATTCAAGGCGCAGCGTAAACGTGGCGCGAGGCGCACGCTTGAGTTTTTGCGGTGCGGGCAAGATGTCTGCAAAAGCATCAAAATCTAGCACTTGTTCAATTGTCATCATCGTTAGTAGCCTCCTAAACCAAACGCCTCGCGCAGAAACTTGGCTTCGCGCTCTAAATCGCAAACACCTTGGCGCATGCGGATAACGTTTTGCTCGGCGCCTGGGCCTGCATCGCCAAACAGCGCACACTCAGAGCCAAATTCTGCTGCTACCTCGTCGGCGTTTTGATCGACGTAATAGATCATGCCCGGCTCGTCGGCATTGCCATCCAACTCGATCAATCGAGCCGCCATTTGTTCAGTTGCTGATTTTTTGATCATGGTTAGATTGCCTTGACCTTATCTCGCTCCAGCAGGAACAGGTTCTCGCTGTGGCATGCCTTGGCCCACTTTCGCATGCCTGAGTAGAAAGTCTCCTGCATGTCGCTAAGCAGCGGGCAGTCCATAGCGGCCCAGGCGTTCACGGCTTCCAGGAAGGCAACCATGCCACCCTCGATCTTGAGGTTGCCGCAGTAGCAAAGCTCATCCGTGCCGCCGCCAACGATGTGCTCAGGAGCGAGCTTAACGGCCCAGAAGGTGATGTCGCCGCCGACCGTCATGATCTTGGCTCCAAGGATCTCGGTGGTGTGGGTGATATTTTGGTCGCTGATTTCTTTGTGTTGTTTCATTGCACTTTCCCGCCAGCGCTCTGCGCCGACACAAGAACAGTAGCACCTTATCGGCACCAATCAACACTCATTCAAACTTTTTTCAACACACCCACAGTTAGCCGTCAGTAGCGCTCCACTGCAGATGCCAAGCTACGGCCGCTGCTAAGGCTGCCCGCTCGTGGCTCTTTACGTTGCCAATACAGCCACCCTCCTCAACGATCTGGCCTTGACGGCGCCGGGGTCGACGGTCACACCCTGGACCATGCAGCATTTTTAGCGCTGCCCAAGCAGTAGCGTCGTTGCGTACTCGGTCCTTGGTCGGCAGATGGCACGCATCCGTGAGGATCTTGCAAACGTCGCGGCGAGTTATTTCGTACACCGGATCCAGCTCACGAATTTGTCCGCACAAATGCCCAGCAACAAACGCACACTCTACAACTTGGGGTCGCGTAGCGCCGTGAGCAACAGGCCGCTCAATCACAATAGCGTCGGCATCCCATAGAACAGCTTCAGGAATGTCGTGCTCATAACCGCTGAATTGACCGCATCGTCGCACCCATTGGTTTTCTGCGTCATACAGAACCCATCCAGTAGTCATGCCTGGATCAATGCCAAGCACGTTACTCATCGGATTCGTCCATGCATGCGCAAGGTGATTCTATTTCTGGCCACAACTTACCTTGGGCATCCTCTTGCCTGATGAAGTCAGCCCACCGCCAATTGCGTCCTAGGCCGGCAACTGTGTGCGTCTCTGCGTTAGCTTCTATTGCTATTGCTCGGTCTAACAAGTCTGGATGCTGCAGCTGCAAGTTTAGAATTTCACTACGACGCATCGCAGGACAATAGAAACAACTAGACTTTGGTGGCACCGGCCAACCTTTGGATTTGATTTCTTCGATGCATTCTTGTCGACCCATCTGCCAATCAACTAGCGGGTATTGATAGACAAACTTGTCGTCTTCGGTCAGCACTGCGCGATGGGATTCGCCAGCGTCAATGCCAATATACCGGATGACCTTGCCACCTGTCGCCCAACACTCAACAGCTGGTTCCCACTCGCGAACAAATCGATCCATCGGCTGTCGTTTCCACTTAACCGAACAGCCTTTGAACCCGTAAGCCAAGGACGGCAGCTCTTTGCGTTTTAAGCAGTTTTCCTCCAACGTGGCGCCTTGGCCACGTCCGCCGTTTGTCACTAGGCGAAACTCAATTTCGCGCTCTTCGCACCAATGCCATACATGTTCGACGTGGTGGTATGTTTCCGGCCGCTCGCCGCCAGTGTCTGCAAACAACACTAGGTCTGGTGGCATGTGCTTGCGACACATAGCAAGCAATAATGCAGTGCTGTTAACGCCGCCGCCTAGGCTCAGCACTTTGGGCCGTTCTTCGTTAATCTTTCTAGCTTCAGCAAACCTAGCGGCCTTGTCGTCTGCGCTCTTACTCATTTAGATCCTCAAGAAGGGTTAACATCAGGCGTTGCTACTGCTGCACGCGCCGGCTTGTTTGCGGCTGGCGTGCTTCGACAACAAACAAGCTTTGACAACCGTGGGTCGTGTACAATTAGCCATCGAGCAATGTATGCCGTGTAACTGTTGTTGATCTTAAAACCGTGAATGTCACTTTGGTCATAATCCAACAAATGTTGCCAGCGCACCCGCTCAACTAATGCTTTCATCCCAAATCGGATGTTGCGTTCAGCCATTTGACTGGCGTATCGCCGAAACATTCGCCGAGCTTCAGGGTTGTCACGCAGCCAACCTAACGCTCGCTGCTTTAATGTTTCCTTAACAGGTGTAGAGCTTGTCACTACTGGCCCTCCTCGGCCCGCTTACGCCAGCGCTCTTCGGTCCTGCGCGCAGCTTCGACAACGTCGACGCTGATCCCACCCGGCGCGTTGGGGTAGTTCTTCGGCGGCTCATCCTTTTTAAGGTGCTCAACCCAGGCCGCCTGGAAACCTTGCCACCCGTTGGCTACCTGCATCACCATTGCTTCCTGCAGCGAAATCTTGGCCAACACAGCCTGCTTACGCAAACCATCAAGCACCGTCACGCTAACCGTGGCGCTCTTGCGCCGGCGGTGCGCCCTCCAGTCTTTCCAGACCTGCTCATCCACATCATCGGGACGCGCCAAAGGCGTGGCCGCTCGCTTGCGAGCCTTCTTCTTCTCTGCTTCTGCTTCTGCTTCT